TTGCGGTAATGAGTTTCGCCTGACTACCGGTTGCATTTCCTCCGAATACTTGAAAGATCGCATTCCGTCCCGATGCTACATTTTGCGCTACTGCTACAAGCACCTTCCCCGCTCCTACCGCCGTAGCCGCCGTCGTTGTTGTCTGAAATGCCGTGGTTGAGACTGAAACATCAAGGTAAATATACGTTACCGCAGCCATATTTCCTGTGTTGCTGCCGGTAATCGAATATGCCGTACCGTCTGCGCTGGTAAATGTGCCAGTCGCCCATGCAACCGTGTCTAAATCAGTTGCCGAAAACGCTCCCGAATATGTCCACCCTCTGTCGGATATGTTGATGGCAGCGCTTGTTATCGCTACGCCTCCCCCACCGCCAAATACCTGATATGTTGCGGCAGACGTGGCATTTTGTGCCACCGCAATGAGTATCTTATTTTTCCCTGCCGCAAGCGTATCATCAGTTGTTGTTTGAAACGCGCTTGTGGAAGCGCGAGTATCAAAATAAACATACGTAAGCGCAGCCATATTCCCCGTATTTCCGGCTGCAATCGTATACTGCCGACCTGATGCTAATGTAAGAGTTCCTGTTGCCCACGAGACGGTATCTGCGTCAGTAGAAGAAAATACAAGATCATGCGACCACCCCACCGTTCCTACCGGTTCTGTACCGGCAACAACAGCATCAGTACCACTCTCAAAATAGTTACTGAACCCCGGAGTTTCTTCATCAAAATCACTCGCGGGAGTAACCGATGACGACGGATCATCACCGAGCAGATCATTCAAGGTATATTTTGTCTCTCTCCCTATCATAAAGAATAATTTTCCAGTACCGCTATCTTTGGCACCTCGATTTCTTTGATATACGCCCGCGCGCCTGTTTGATTGCCGGTGATTGCAAACCTAAAATAATTCCCTCGTATGGGAATAGGTAATTTTATTTCAGCCACATCAGACATGATTTCTCCATAATCTCGCCAATCACCCCCATTCACTTTTATGAGCAATTTCGCTCCTTTTGCGGTACGCGAATACACGACGATGCGTTCAGATATTTCTTTTACCTGATTGTAGCCAAACTTTTCATCCTGACTTTCGATACGCCACTTAATCGGCGTCGTAGAAGGATAGTCCGTATACACACTCGCCGCATCTACTTGGATTATGGTGCCATCATCGTCTCCCGCTACAATGAGATTATCGTTGCTTGAAACATAACTACTCCACACTAAAAACTCCGACGGATACGAACGTACTACCCATTCTTTCGTTCGCACGCTCCAACGCACCACAACATTTGTGTACGCAACACCGTCTACCGTGACGTCGCCTATAGACCAGAAAAAGTGCTCCTCATTACCCCACCCTGATACATCGTCATAATATGCGGCCGGAATTGCTTTGACCCACTTTTTAATATTCTTTAATCCTCCGTGTGAGATCGGTATCGGCCTACCGCCATTCGTTACATAAAAACCAACCGCATCCGTGGATGACGATGAAAAGAAAGCGCACACGCCTGCGGCATTTATTACTGACTCCTGTGAAAGCGTACCAAGGTTTACTAAAGTTTCGGGGAACGCGCTGTCAAAATTCCAACGCTTGAGTGAACGTTCTTTGAAGATGAGCAGGTACCCGGGCACCTTACCGAGCGCGGTGATTGTCCCGCCGCCATCTTCCGGTTCAATGTCTACGTTTCCGTTTCCCGACGTCCACGAGACCGCTCCTGCTGACGGCGTAGACGAGTAGTAGAGCCGATCCGGCTCCGTGTTATCTCCCGCTACATATACCCGATCACGCCACTCAATAGCGATATTAACGGTGTTTGAGCTTGGTATATTCGCCAAATCAAAAGCGCCGCCGGTTGTTATGACAGTCGTTCCATCGTACGACGCCTCCGCGTTTGAACCATTTACCATCAATACACTATCGAGAAACGTAACAAACCGCATCTTTGTAGACGCGGTAAGGCCCGTTCGTATGGTAGAGGCGGCGTTCACGTCATAGACGACCGATGTTGCTCCGCCGGAGGCATTTATGGTTGCAAGGAGTTTCCCGCTTCCTGTTCCATATCGGAAGTCATGCAATCCCAGTATCGAGTTGTTGTCAACGAGTTGCGCACCAACCACACTGCTGCCCAATCGTGACACGGCTGATCCCACCTCAAAGTCACAGTCAACATTGAGCGCGAGGGACATGCCATTTGGCGGTATGAGATTTTCATTGACATGTGTAACGACCCCGGATGTAAAATCTTTAATAAATTGGGGCTCTAAAAATTTCATTTAGTATCGCGCTATACGCGGAGTTCGAGGTGTTCTTGGTGTTCGCGGGGTGCGTGGCGTTCGAGGTGTGCGACCCGCTAACTGGCTCAAGAATGGCGTCGCCACTAACGCAGCTCGTTCTGCGCCATGCCTCGCCATACCCTCTGCTCGTGTCGCCATTGCTCCTGCCCTCGCTATCCCAACCGCTGCAAGTTCTCCTCCCTTCTTTTTCATAGCTGCTACTTTAGCTCCATACAATAAATGTTTCATGATAATTAGTAAGATATTCGGTTAATCTTTGGCTTCGACCGATGCACGAGGCCGCGTGCTTTATTGCGGATCGCGTCATTTAACGCTTCTTTGAAAAGAATATAATCCGGATCAGTAAAATCCTTTTCTCCATTTCGTTTGAACTGATTGCGCATAGTCCACGAAAGATATGGCTGCACCATATCGAATCTATCTGTATCAAGCGTATCATCGTCGCTGTTTACTTCTGTCGCTACAGTCCAATAATCCAATCGGATATTAAAATTGTCATAGGTAGCATCAGAGAGAGGCCACGCTTCGAAATTCCCGTTCCTGATAGTAAAGTAAATCGGCTTTCCTTCCTCCTCGTCTTGCCAAACATTCGTCGCGTTCGCAAACGCCACCGTAATAGAGCCAGTGCCGGAAGCAGGAATGCCTGTAAGCGCCCCCGTTGCTCCTGATGACGTATCTCGCGTTACTCCTGTGTAAGTAATGTTGTAGAGTGTCCCGGCGTTATAAATATTCACTGAGCCGGAATCTGCGAAATCATAGGAATTGGTGAGCGGTAATGTTGTTGCCCCAACAGTCGCGGCAGATCGTAGAGTCGTTGTTTTTACATCGCCGATAATCTCCTCAAACTCTAACGGGTCTTTATACAGAAGCGCGTCCTGATCTCCTAGACGCGCGGCGAGAATAGATTTATTTGAATCGTTGTCATAAATATCTGACGGCAACGCGACAGACATTATACCTCTCGTCGTTTGCCCTATGATTGCGTTCAAATTCTGATGTTCGGGCCAGCGTAACTGTTTTCCTTGAATTGTTTTCAGGCACTCATTGATCTTGTCATAGCACCACTGTGGCGTCACAATCTCGTTAAAGGTACGTTGGTTTTCCTGCAATGCTGCCTCAATCATGTACCCGACCGTATTTGTCGCCCACCCGTCATACGGGCATGCAGGGGAGTAACTGCCGAACGTAGCAGCGTTTTGATTATTAAAACGTGCAAAATAAAACCCCGTCGTTACCGAGGTATCGAGATAGTGCAATACATGTTTATCTGGCTCAAGCGCTGTGGTAGTGAGAACTGTTTTTGTACCACCAGCAGTAGAGGCCTGTGAAATTTCTACGCGGTTAAATTCCACACGATATACCTTCGTTCCTGCGTCATGCGCGTAGGTAACACCACCAGTAACGAGAGTAATTGTTGTTCCTGAAGGAGCAGTCGTCGCGTGTGTTTTGACTATCTCCGAATCTTGCGCCCCCCATTCTCCAAAAAGGAGGTATTGATCTACCGCAAAACCCGTAATACTCCGCACCGTAATTGCCGTCGCTGCGGCGGCGGCGTTTGCAGTAATCACCGTATCCTCTAACTGATTAGAAAGAATAGGATACTGATATACATGCACTACCCTATTACGATGGTTGATAAAAGGAGGCATTAGTAATCTACAATGATACGGCAATTAGAACGCAAAGTAGTCGCAGGACTTACGTTTACTGCCGCAGTAGAACTCGCCACGCATTTTAGGATAGGATACGAGTCACTTTCCAAGTCCATGCTGACCGTAGATGTTGCGGTGCTGTCTAGGGCCACAGAAGCGACACGAGTGAGCGTCTGCGCATTCGTATTCGTTACATTTGAGATCAACTTATTGTACACAATGAATGCGTCATCGTTTGTCACCGTTACGTCTGAACCTATCCATATCTGAAACGTCGTCGTGCCTCTTCCTGCTGCGGCACCGTTGAGGCCTTGAGAAAAAAAGAATGTTGCTCGTTTCGCTCCCGCCAAACGGAATGCAGTAGAAGTGGGAGACGCCGATTGAGTTATATTCGATAGCAAGTCCACCTCTTTATGTACGTCACTTTGCACTGTCTCGTTGGTGTTTCCTCCGATTGGTAGCTGAAATCCTTTCTCTTTGAAAAGAGAATAAAAACCCATAGCCAATAAGAGCAATCCCACAATGACTATATGTGAATTTTTGATCATAAGATTTTGAGGGATTGACTTACACATCACTGGACTCATTTCAAAGCCCAGTGTCTATAAGTCAACCAATATTAAGGTTCCCAATGATAGCGAATACGAATTCGTGGTGTAATACCTCGGTTCGTTGATGTCGCGGCCTCACAAGCGCCTTGACCATCACCTTGTTGCTGATTCAGATTCTGCCCAGTACGAGCGCATGTTGCAGTTGTTGCTCCATCCGTGTCTAATACTTGCAAAAATCCATGAATGTAATTATTTTGCTCCCAGTATGTCGGCATTGTTGATGAAGCAACAGTAATACGTCGAGAGGCAGATGCAGCAGTCGAGGTAGAAATTCGGATACTTAGTAATGTGCTCGTCGCGTCTATATCCGTTTGCGTATCAATCGCGTGGTAATCATGCGAAGCCGGTATAGTGGCGGAAGATGTGGCAACGATATAAAACCGAAACGTAGAACTCGCAGCGCCTTGTGTATCCAATTCCGCATAATCAATCACCACTCGCTTAAATGCTTCAGTATTTCGTATAGAGCATGATCGTGTCGAACTTGCAGAAGTGTCTCCTGTTACCAGAGCGCATGTTTGCCATCGCGTTGCAACATCGCCAGCAGCGACGCTACTAAAAACAGTAGGCGAACCAAGCGCAATATCTTCTGTGTTTGAAACAGCAACAGGAGCCGCCGTATCTTCATTCAAGATTTTTACACCTACAAGACTTCCAGCCACTGTTACTACACCCAGAAGTATTTTCGCCACCATCATGTTTAAGGGATTATCCATATTTTTTTATACTTTAACTAATGCTAATGGGGTAGTACGACCTAGCTAGTAATTGCTACACCATCTTCGACATCTTCATCTTCGGACAGTTTCTCAATATCTTTCAAGGCGTCAATTTTTGCTGCTTTAGCTGTTGCTCGTTCTTGTTTCCGTATTTCCTTTTCGATAAGGTCTTTTAACACTTCTTTCGTCGCAGCGTCAGTATGGGCAATACCAAGTTCTTTCGCCCTTATTTGCAATTCCCCCTTACTTAAAAGGTACAAAGGTTTATCGCCGGTACTTTTTTCGTACTGCTCATTTTCTTTCTTTGTCTCTTCATACGCCGCAAGCGTCAAACAACCCTCTCGCACATATTCCGCCGGAATGTGTTTATTGATAACCGCATCCCATTCTTCATCAGACCACGGCACACCAACGGCCTTTGCTCGGCCATCGTTTACAAGTCTGCCCCAGTCTATCGTAATCATGTTCATACTAATTGACACCTGTTGAACCATTAACGAACGCCTGAAATCCAAAGCCCCATGAATAGAAGTAATCCACGGTATATTCCCAGTTCTTGTTCTTGTATACTTGCTCAGGCGCATCAAGCGTCGGCCGCTCTGCGAAGAACGCCTTAAGCGTTTCGCTCGCTTGAGAAGAATCGCAGAGGAACCAATAGGCACTGGTATCAGTCCCATCAGACCGCGTATCAATGCGCTCCCATGTGAGAATTTGCTTTATTTTCCCCTTAAGCGGGTTTGTGTCATTGTTTCCTGTCCCACTCATCTGATTTGAGAACACAATACGTTCTGCAAGGTCTTCATTTGTCGGCGCAACAACAATCGTATCAAGACGCACCGGCCGGAAGTTGCCCGCCGCATCCCGAAACGCCATAGCGCGCGCGCGAGTTCGCACCACTGCCTGCCGAGAAAGCGCGGGATTGCTGTTTGTGCCGTCAGTCGTGATGTTAGAGTACGTTCGTGTCAGTCCCGCAATACCGAATGTATGCGAAGCATTAAACAATGCCAACCCATCAGGGCCAGTCGCCGTTACTGTTCCACCATAAATATCTGTATAGCTTGTAGATGTTCCAAATGTGAGTACATCTGCCATTGAGTAGTCTACCTTATCAAAGGCATCCACGGTCGTGTTCCGTGCTAGTGATTCAATCTGTTCGTAAAGGTCAAACTTACGCATCGCTTTCGTGACCGCAAACTTCCCACCGAAGTATCGTTGCGTATAGGTGATCGTATCTCCCTGATCCAGCGTCACTGTCGGCAGATCAGCGCCGGGAGTTACTTCACGAATCGCATCGGCTCCGTGGAGAGGCAGGTGGTCATGCGTGCGCCTATTTGTCTCTCGAACTCCAAAGATTTTCATACCCACCGAGTCCGCAATTTTCATCTTCGCAGTCGAATTGAAAATAGTTTGCAGATCGTCGGTAAGTGCCGGAAAATCGGTTGTTGAAATAGGCATAGTAAATAATTACTAGACTTTTAATTTTTAATAATTAGGAGTTAGGTACTCCGCCGAGGAACCACCCACGAACTTTATTGTTCGTCACCGCTCCCACAATATCTTCAATGAAGAACAAATCATTGGCCGAAGCGTCAGGATTGATTGTCGAAGCGCTTGCCAAGTCCGCTTCTGTCCCCACGTCAGTCCGTGCCGGATTTGCATCAGTATCAGCTTCAAAAATCACGCCCGGGGTGCGAATGCAGAGAAGATAATCGCCCTGCGTTGCCGCAGTGGTGATTGTCTCCATGGCAACGTACTTAATGTCAATTGCCGTTCCTGCAACGGCCCGAGAGAGAAATCCCGAACCATTGTCAATCAGCGCATCGCCTTTCGTAAATGTCTGCGCAGCCACCTGAAGCCGTACCAGCTTTCCGTCGTCGTATTGAACTGGATTGAAACTCATATTTTGGTAACTAATTTATTTATAATACTTTTCAAACCCTTCTCGTATGTCTACAAGGTCGATCTCTTTGTAGTGCATACAAGGGTAATCATAATGCGCGTATATCTCAAAACCACGACTTGTTAGAAGCTCACAAAAAAGAATATCCTCGCCCTTGAATGTTCTACCGTCATCTCTTGAGATGCTGTGTATAGGAGTATTTTGTACCATCTCGTCCTCAAGAACACGACGAGCCAAGAGATAACAGCCCATCCCGATAGCATCTACTTTTTGCAATCCTTTTTTCGGCGTATGTTCGATAAACTGAAACTTCTTGAGTTCCTTGTTTTCGATTCTGTCATATGCGTTTAAGCGGATCGGATTTTCTATCGGAGTATCTTTCGCGTAATACCACGTCGGCGTTACGCACCCGATCAAGTCTTTGTCAAACTCAATCAAGTCAAGCGGATTTTTGAGCGGCGCATTGTCGTCGTCTATAGAAAGAAGATAGTCAAATTTATCTTCCAAGAAGTAGTGATGGATATACTGCCGCGTTGCCTCGATAGACGTAAATCTATTCGGCGGCGGCACGAGCAATACCTTATCGTAACGCGGATCATTCATTATCCGCACCAACGACATAACAACACTTGCGTGTATCCACCCTTGATTTGGAAGCGCAATGAGTACCTTCTTTTTCATGAGTACCATTCCTCCGGCTTTTCTCGTTTTCCAAGAATAGAACGCTTCGGTTGTTCCGTTTGTCCTGAGTTTGCCGAAGAACCTCTTTGACCGCGTTCCGGCCCAATATCAGCGCGTCCATGCTTGCTTGCATCTCCGCCTTTCGTAGGATTGCGTCGCTTCCATGCCGCGTGAGCATCGTAAATGTCCTCCAAAATATCCTGCGACGTTCCTTGTCCACTGTGAGCAGTATAAAACGTACGAATACTGTCCCAGTTTTCGTCAATCTCCGCTTTCATGGCCTTCACCTCATCAGTATCATTTTCTTCGGAAGTCGTCGCCAAACGAATCGCAGTTTTTTGGTTATCCCTGTAGAAATCTGCCTTGGTAATGTACTCACTATCTTCCGGTGTCGAAAAACTCTCCGGTTTTTTGTCGGGAGTGATTGACTGGCGATTCTCGCGTCTTTTTTGACGATCAAGGATCGCTTTATATTTCAGCGCTTCACCTTTCCAGTCAGTCTCATCCGCTTCCGGTTCTTTTTTTTCTTCCTCACCTTCGTCTTCTTCCTCCTCGACCTCCGTTTCTTCTGTGGTGGTTTCTTTTGTCTCGGCTTCCACCTCGCCGGATTTCTCATCTTGTTCCATGTAGATGGTAACAGTTATCACCGCATCACGCGGGGGGCTAATAAAAAAACCTACCAAAGTTAGGTAGGTATCCCGAGAAAATTGCCGCCAAGCTCCCTTCTCGGGAATCCTGCTTAACTTTGGCGGCAACGTATTTTGTAAGGACTATTCTTCTAAATCTCTCGCATCTTCTTTCTTTACTCTGTCTTTATACCACGCCTCATAGCGCCTCTGCAATCTCTCTGCAAGTCTCAAAAGCTCAAAATGCTGCCCGAATATCCGCACATAATCATCCCGTGGCGGTTCTACCCAACCGATGCCATCCGAGAGCCGTTTTCGCAACATCCTTCGTCGTGCCTTGATATAAACATGGAAACCCTGATCTTGCCAACTCGCAAGCATCCATGCGTTCAACATTTTCAATTCCTTTTCCCCTAATTCTACACCATCATCATCGTCAAGCAAATTAAAGAGCCATTTTATTAAAAAGCGACGTATTTTCTTTGTTGTCAAGAGCTTCATACCGATATACTCTTTATGCACAATTTCCATCCGTTCCAGAAGAAATCCCCTGCCACGCGGCACCGTCATAAAAACACAATTCATCTGGAGAAGCAGTAGAATCTACATATATATCCCCAGAATTTGCCGTTCCAGGAGGACTTGCTTGCGGTGTAAGGTGCATAGCACCTACGATATCTAATTGCTCTGCCGGTGCAACCAAACCAAGACCTACATTCCCTAACGAATCAATAACAAAATCACTTGTAAGCACCCCAGCTCCATCACCGGATAATATCCTAAACAGAGGCGCATCGTATCCTGATCCAGGTTCGACACTCATTCTAAACATTATTTCGCTTTCATTTTCATTAAACCAATCTATAGAAAGTGGTGATGAAGCAAAATTAGTATCGGAACTTAATTGCAACAAAGTTGTATTCAATATAGGAGTATTTTGTGCATCTATAGCTAGAACACCACCAAAAGTTGACGTTGCGGTCGAGCTTGCATTGATCGTTTGTACATTCAATGACGAATTTATTGTTGAAGAAGCTGCAGACACAAATCCATTACCAAATCTCCACGCCAAATTATCGGTCGCCGTAGAAGAAGCAGTAAAGTATTTGGTTCCGCCGACTAGACTATAAATCAAGTCAGGTGTTCCGTTTCCACCGCCGTCCGTCGCCCACGAAAGCACACCATTTGCATTTGTAGAAAGTATCTGGCCATTCGTACCATCTGCCGACGGCCAGAGATAATCCACGTCTCTAAAAACTGTTTTGCCGCTGTCTACTTGCAAAGTGCTCGTTGCTCGTAATGATTTGATCGTCGTTGTCCCTGCAATGAGTACGTCGCCATGAACACTTAAAACTTGTGGAGGAGTCGTTGACCCGATACCAAGAGAACCGACAAAAGTTGAGGCAGCAGTCCCCGTTGCGTTGAGACCAACAACCCACAGCGTCGAGGAAGCGGTCAATGCCCCCGTACCCCCCGCTCCAACGATTGGGTATGTGCTAAATGTACCAGCCGTTGAACCACCTTGTGGCACCCCAACTATGGTGAGTGCGCCCGCAATCCCGACTAAAGCGAAAAAAACAAAAATGGTTAATCCTGTAAGATATTTTTTCATACTAGGTTTTGCCAAGCCATGACTTGACGTTCGCTATTAAAATGCCGTTTATTCTTTTTACACTCGCTGTGAACAGTGTATTTATTCTTTTGACTGTAGTAAGCGTTCCCGCTGGCCCGGCACTGCCGAGAATAGTCGGCGCCACTTGCGTGGCAAATGTATTGCTTGGGTTATTTCCCGCCGAGAAATTGAACGCTCCACGCGGTGATTTTCCTGCGTCTATCGCCGCCGTATAATTTGAAGCGGCATTTGTAGTTGTCCATGAATTTGCCTCTGCGCCAATACGATACCCGATACCTATTTTTGTCCTTGGGATTTGCTGGGATGCGGTCGTGTTTCCATTGTTAAGCGATACTGTAACCGTCGTATTATAAAAATCAAGTGTTGAGCGCACGAACGACGGCACATTGTTTCCAGCACCATCATAAAACTGTGGACATATCCAATCAAGAGCAGTGCCAGTGTAAGAACCTGATGTCCCTCCGGCGTGCATTTCTGCAAGCACTTGTCTGTCCAACCACGCCTGTCCGTTTACAAATTGCTCATGGACTGCTGGCGGTGAAGTGATAAGAAAATCCGAACCATAAAATTCTTTCAAAGCCAAAGAACAGTAAGTAAGCCACTGCCCGCTTGCGGGAGTGCCTTCGTAGCTATTCCAGTCAATACCATCGAACGCAGGCGTTGTGCCTGATCCACCGCATTGCACGTTAATATTCTTGATACTTTGAACAAAATTGTCTGCTTTTGCCTGTGAAGTAACATCTACCTGCGCTCCCGCACCACCAATAGTAAGAAGCACTACTTGACCGCGAGCACGACAGGTGACTAAATCCGCATTAAATTGTGCTTGTGTTATCCCGCTTGAGAATGCAGGCATGTATACTGCCGCCACTGGTGTCGTCGGCAACATCTGAAAAACAAAAATGACGTTAATATACCCAGCCGCAGCGGGATTACTCCCCGGATCAGGAAAGGTCGTGATCCTCTGTGTTGGGTTGCCACCTACGGTGTAGTAGCTTTCCCAATAAAGACCGACTGGTTTGTTTGGAAGCGCCATAATTTTATTGCTATATTGCAGTAATATAGTCAGGCGAAGGGTTGAAATAAACCACGTCCGCTGTGACCGCAAAACCAACCACGCGTATCACATCATCCGTCCCAGAGGGTGCAGTGGCCGTCCATGCGCCCGAATCTGTCGAAAGATAAATAGTCTGCCCTGGCGTCCAGTTGAAGCTATCATCTCGAACGAATGAACCCGGAAGACCGACGGTAAGCGGTGTGCCACTCGCAACATTTCCTCCTGCCGGTACGAGAGTCACGCCGAGCATTCCAGTAGCAGAGAAAGCAAAATCCGCATCTGTTTTTACCCATGTGCTGTTTGAGGTGAGATAAACCGAGAATAGATCAGTAATCGCTTCGCCAGCATTAAAGGTATTTGTCGTGGGGCCCACACAAGCATGATCCATATCAGGCGTACCGTCGTATCTTTGCTCGCCATCGTAGTCAATAATACCGTGCATTTTTGATGTAGAGGCGTTGGGATCAATCCAGTAGTTTCCTGTTGTCGTGCTATTTGCGCCGATTACTAATATATCAGCCGTGGGTGAGGTTATGTTGTTTGGGAACACGGTTAATTGCGTCGGAACTTGCGAGGTGGTCGTAGAAAACGCACTTACTCCACTGCCTCCGCCACCGGCTGGAGTTCCCCATGTACCATCTCCTCGCCAAAAGGTAGTAGCGGATGCGCCAGTACCACTATTGAGATTTGCCACTGGAAGATTGCCCGAAACGTCGGCCGAGAGACTGACGAGCGACGTACTGATTACCCCCGCCGTTGCTTTGAGAAATCCTGAAAACGAAAGATCGAGCTTTGTTTGACCAGAGACGTGAAGGTTTGTTGAGGTAGCATCAGAAAACGTCTGCCCGCCCGTCCATGTATTGACTTTCGCAAGATTGAGAGATGAGACAACCGCTCCTGTTGTGGGGCTTATAGTGAGCGTGCCATCGGAGTTTGCTACCGAGGTTACGGTGCCGCTTCCCCCTGGTGCACCTCCAATGGTATATCTCGCAGAAAGCACGGAACCCGTAAGCGGCGCTTGAACAAACGTAATGGTTGATCCAGAAAGTGTATAATCTTCTCCACCTGCACTTTGAAATACCCCATTGAGATATAGTAAAAGTGAGCTTGTATTCGGCGTTTGAGTGAGTGTAAAGGTAAGGTTAGTGCCGTTGATTGCGCCTGACGGCGTCTCGGCAGTCCACGTCGCTGTTGTCGCTAAAATACAAGTGCCTGCGATTGCAAAACAGCCGCCTGTAAGATTAAGACCGTTTGTAAAACTGGAAGTCGCTGTCACGCTCGTGGTATTGATCGTCAATACTGAAAGCGGCCCGGCGAATGTGCTCGTTGCAGTTGAAGTCGCGTAGATATAATTTATAGTCGGCGAAGTAGATGCAGTGATAGCATTTTGACCACCTATTGTATGAAGCCATCCCTGTCCTAAACTATTCACAATTACACCGGTAAATTCCGGTGTGGAAGAAGTCGCAAGCGCCTGTCCTGTATCGAAAAAAAGTTGCGTATCGCCAATACAATTCGCCGTGACTGAAATCGTACCCCCTCCTACAGTGATACATGTCCCTCCCGTAAACCCGCCAGAACTGGTAATACAATTCCCAAAAATATCCGCAAAACATCCTCCTGTTATTCGTAAACCATTCGAGAATGAGGACGTCGCTGTCGTACTTGAAGCAAAAAAAGTGGATGCAGAAATAATCCCATGAGAAACCGTCGAAGTGGAAGTCGTTGCAAGATACAATCCCCAATTATCATCTACCAAACGCGCACGTGTTGTCGTCACCCCGCCATTCCGCACAAATTGATCGTCAGGATAAAAAATAGGAAATCCTTGTCCGTTTGCTTTTTCAACGAACGAAGAAATCGCCGCACCTATGAATACAATACTGCAGAGAATACCGACACTAACCCATGCTTTTTTCATATTACGCAATGTATGACTCTATCTCGACTGTGCCGCTCGCAGTCGGACTTTGAAAGTAGATAGTTTTACCCGTGAGGTCTATTCCCGGTCTGCTATACAGTCCATTTTGAGGCACCGTTATGTACGTCGTTCC